CTTCAACCGGCTACGCTCAGCCAAGCGCACTGACGCCACGACCCTGAAAGAAGACAGCGCCTCTAATAGAAGCCGCAACACGGTGAAGCGGGCGCTGTCCAGCGACCCGACTCTTATCATCACTGAGGATCTGGTTACGTGCCTGACTGACGAGGAAAACGCACAGCTGCAGAGCTTCATCGAGAGCTATGCGGCCCCTCGGATCTGCCACTTCGTGACCGAGTTCGCTAATCCTACCCCCCCATTCAACTTCAACTCGAAGAGTTTGGCAGAATGGAAAGTTCTTTTCCCTACCTCTACCATCATTGCTGACGGCTACGTCTATCGTGTGCTGTAATGGCTCTCCCCACAACGATTGTAGCTTCTCTCCTAATACAGTCCAGACCCTTTATTTCGTCTGGAGGCAACGTCTACGTTATAGCTTGTGGCGCATCTGGTACGATGCGTGCTTACAAGGCTACTGACCCAACTTCCAGCTTTTCAGAAGTTGGCACTAGTTTTACACCTTCAGGAGTTGACAGAGCGGCGTTAGACGTTTTTCAGGTTGGGGACGTTCTGCATGTAGCCCATATAGGCTCCTTTAATGGTACTGGCGATGTTTATTACCACGTCTTTAATATGTCGTCAGACACGTGGACGACTACAAACGAAGCTGTTTCAACTTCATTTGAACCAGCAATTGATACAGGAAGTATAAGCATCCATCTACGTTCGGATGGGGATGTAATAATTCTTTACAATGGCCCGAACGTTGCGAACATGGGGTCGGCCCGATCTAGGGTTTACTATGCGCGTAAGGAAGCCAGTACATGGACAATTGATATTTTAGTGGATAATGGAGGAGCCACACATTGGCAGGCTCACGCGTCGGTTCTAGGGTCCAGTGACCGTTCTCACTTCTTCTTTGAAGATATAGATGCTGATGACCTTTATCAACGCAGGTTGAATAGCTCTAATGCCCTTGAAACCTTTCCTTCAGCTTTGGATGCCACGGTTCATGCGACTTACATTTACCCACAACAAGACGGCACCGCTTTCTTAAGCGGTGGTGTTACAAAGGTAAGATTTCCTTTCCGCGATGCTACAACTGGCGATCATAATATCGCAAAATTTGATTCTGCAGATACCCCCTCAATCACTCAGGATAATGATTTCACTGGGGCAACTAGTGTTTACACGACCGGTAAGAACGCTAACTCTTTATCTACGCATGGAACTACTGTTTGGGCGACATATATTGGAAACACCGACAACGACATTTATACAATCTCAAGCGAAGATGGAGCAGCTTGGGCTGGTAATGCTGAATTTTACGATGATGCTAGCAACGTATTTAGTGTTAGGACAAATGTCTACGACAGAGGATCCAGCACTGTTTTAGCTATCGTTTATACCATATCAGGAAATACTAAATACCACGAGAAAGTATTGGTCGCTGGCGGTAACGTCTGTGATGCTAACTTTACATTTGCTGCGATGACTACTACCTCTGATGGTGACGTTTCAGTAGGTGTAACTTATAACAAGACTTTCGTGGCGATGACCACTACGTCTGATGGGGATGTATCACTGTCAGGCACTGCCAACTTTACCTTCGGGGCAATGACTACCACGTCAGAAGTGGACGTGGTAGTAGTTGCAGATTCCGATACCACTTTCGATGCCATGACCCTGACTGCTGCCGGTACGGTAGCAGACCCAGTAATTATAGGGGACGCCGACTTCACTTTCGGGGCAATGACAACTACCTCTGATGGTGACGTAGCAGTAGACGCAGATGCTATCTTCACTTTCGGAGCAATGACAACCACTGCTGATGCTGATGTGGCAGTAGTGGCAGACGCTAACTTCTCGTACGATACAATGGCAGTGAGTTCGACGGGCGACGTGTCACTGTCTGGAACTGCTGACTTCACCTTTGGGGCAATGACGCTGACTGCTGACGGCACAGTGGCATTTGACGAGCGTATAGGCACTGCTGACTTTACCTTCGGCGGCATGACAACTACTGCCGATGCCGTCAACTTCAAAACTCGGCTCTATTTCCGAATCGACACTAACAACCAATCCGGCACGTACCCAAGTGACTCCGAGGCTACCTCGCCTCTGTTCCGCGATTGGCTGGTTGCCGACGCTACTACCCTCAAGCTAATGACCCTTGAAAAAGGCACTGAACAAACCTTTAGCCTGAAGACGGGGAACTCAGACGCCATAGCCACTCAGCAAGTCGGCTTTATGGGCTTTTGGACTTCGCCGCCTCTCGACGGCAACCAAACCATTACCAACGCTGCTCTAAACATCAACGCCGCCTGCTATCAATCCAACGTGGCGATGAACTTTGGGGGCGGCTTCACGTCTGAGATATACGTCTGGCGCCCGTCAACCGGGGCCAAAGTTGGCACTATCCACCACAACGTCTCATATAGTGGTGTGGCCGAGCCGACTGCCGCCTTCTCAGAGGAGGTCAACCATGGTACTGCTACTTCCTCAACCGAGGTCGCGGCCCTCGACGGCGACGTAATCATCTGTGAACTCTTCCAAGTTCACACCCAGGATGACGCTACCTCTTACCAAGGAGCCTTCTACTTCGACGGTGGCACAGTCAACATCAACACCAACGATTCTGCCAACAGCCATGCTTCCTTTATAGAATTCGCCCCAGCCTACAACTTCCAGGGACTGGCTGCTGTAGCTGATGCCAACTTCACCTTCGGGGCGATGACTACTACCTCTGATGGTGACGTAGCGGTGCTGGCAGATGCCGACTTCACATTTGATGCTATGACTGTTACATCTGACGGAGACGTTGCCATTATAGTCGTAGATGGGGACTTCTCCTTTGATGCTATGACTACCACATCAGATGCTGATGTATTTGTAGATGCTGATGCTAACTTCACCCTTGGAGCTATGACCACAACTACTGAGGTAGATGTGTTAGTAGATGCGACCGCAGACCTCACCTTTGGAGCTATGACGCTGACTACTGAGGTTGACGTTGCCGTCCTCGGGACTGCCGACTTTACCTTCGGGGCGATGACTCTTACTGCCGACGGTACTGTAAGCGCTGCGCCGGTCATAGTAGCAGACGCTGATTTCACCTTTGGGAGCATGACTACTACTACTGACGTGGACATACTCGTAGAAGCGGATGCTGACTTTTCCTATGCTGCAATGACTGCAACTGCTTCTGGCGTGCTAGCCATTGCGGCAAGTGCTACCCTGCTAATGGGCGCTATGTCCACTGCTTCTGACGGTGACGTATTTATTGTCGGTGAGTCCAACTTTACCTATGACGCTATGACGGTGAGCGCAGCCATCCTTGGAGAAGCAGAAATGGCCAACTTAGATAAAATATCCCTATTTGCATCCGACTACGCGCCGGGTACAATCAACGACAAGCTTAAGAAGCTGCTTATAGCGAACGGTGCTACAGGAACTCACATTGATGATTTGTGGATGAGCTTCTTAGGTAATCTAGGTCATACAGGGACCATGAACGACAGGCTTAGAAAGTTCCTCTTGGCCTATCATGCAGTGTCGGATACTGGTCAGACTGTAGATGACCTATGGTCCCTAGTAACTGGCCCATACACCCCTTGAGGCGAACTATGAATCCTATATTCGTTGCACCAATAATTGATCTTATATCAAAAGGGCTGGATAAGTGGATACCAGACCCAGAAGCTAAGGCTAGAGCGCAGTTAGACGTAGCTAGAATGGTACAGGACGGGGAGTTTAAGGAGCTTGAGACAAGGATGGGGGCCATATTGCAAGAAGCCCAGAGTCAGCATAAGTACGTGGCTCTGGCCAGACCTAGCTTCATGTATGTGTTCTACTTCCTAATAATTTCTATGGTCGTCATAGCACCTGTTGTCGGCATATTCCGACCAGAGGCTATGGAGTTGTTCTTCATATACGTCGGCAAGGGCTTCGCAGCCATACCTGAGCCTCTGTGGTGGACGTTTACATCTGGTTACTTAGGATATGGGGCATATCGTACCTATGAGAAGAAGAATGGTGTTGCAAAGTAGCACTAGCTAGCGTACTATTAGTTCAGCCACTCTCCTTCCCTAAACTAACAGCCTGGGACTGGAGCTAACCTCCCGAATACGAGTAGGCAGAACTCTATCCTTATGGGAGGTATATCATGGCATTCCCCAATGTTTCCGACATTGTCGCCACTACGATCGAAAAGCGTAGCAAGAAGATTGCTGACAACGTCAGCAAGAACAATGCTTTGCTTGCTCGGTTGAAGCAGCGCGGTCGCACTCGCACTTTTAGCGGCGGTCGCCTCATTTATGAGGAACTGTCGTTCGCACAAAACGGTAACGCTGGGTTCTACAGCGGTTACGACATCCTGCCGACCAATGCACAAGATGTGCTGACTGCTTCGCAGTTCGACATCAAGCAGGCGGCTTGCCCGATTGTTATCTCTGGTCTGGAAGAGTTGCAGAACTCCGGCCCGGAGGCGATGATCGACCTGTTGACCAGCCGTATTGACGTCGCAGAAGCCACTATGCAGAACTTGGTGGCTGGTAGCGTCTACTCGGATGGTACTGGCTACGGCGGTAAGGAGATCGTAGGTCTTAACGCTGCGGTTCCGTTGGCTAACACCACCGGCACCTACGGCGGCATTGACCGCGCCTCTTGGACCTTCTGGCGTAACGCCATCAAGGACAGTGCAGACACCACTACCCTTCTTGCTGACATGAACGACCTTTGGTCGCGCTTGGTTCGTGGCATGGAGCGTCCTGACCTCATCGTCGTGGACTCGGTGGTATGGCTGGCCTACTTAGCGCTGGTACAGGACAAGCAGCGCTTCACCACTATGGAAGGCGGCGGTTCGGCAGGCTTCGGCTTCCCGACTGTGAAGTTCATGGATGCTGACATGGTCCTGGACGGCGGCATCGGGGGCTTCTGCCCTGCGGGTACTGCGTTCTTCTTGAACACCAAGTATCTGCACTTCCGCCCGCACAGTGCGCGCAACTTCGTGCCGCTTAGCCCGAACAAGCGGTATTCCATCAACCAAGACGCTGAGGTCCAGATTCTGGCTTGGGCTGGTAATATGACCAGTTCTGGTGTCCAGTTCCAGGGCCGTCTCGACGTTAACGCCTAATAGGAGGGTAATGTCATGGGTGTTATCATTGGTATTGACCCGTCCAAGGTTCGCACGGCGGCCGAGGGTGCGGAGTTCAAGCTTGGTAGCCTCGGCTACGAGCAAGAGTCCGCCGGTCCTCCAACTACTGCGATGGGCGTGACCGGCGGCTCTGGCAGCCAAGACAATAGCTGCAAGTGCTATATGTACGTTGAAGCGGCTGCTGCCATTACTGGGGATGGGTATGTGGTGATCGTCGATGGTAGTGCATTTACTGCCGCGATGGTGACTGACACCTTGTCCGCCCCCGGTTCTGGTCAGGGCAAGGCTGTCGGCGTGGCACGCGCTGCCATCGCAAGCGGTGGGTTCGGCTGGGTTCAGGTATACGGGGCTGGTACTGTCCGTGTACTTGCTAACGCGGCAGCCTATACCCAACTCACCACCAGCGCTACTGCTGGTTCTCTGGACGACGCCACCACTGCTGGACTGGAGGTGGTTGAGGGCATTGCGCTGGATGCAGCAAACGGTGGATCTACTGCCAACGTAGCAGCTTGGATCAACTGGCCGGTTGTCGGTCGTACGCTGTAAGGAATAATTCCCTGGGAACAAGGATGTTCCACCTTACTTTATGGTGCTAAGTTATGGAAACTGCTGAGTATGATGTACAAGATTTTAACGAGCGGTACGCTGCTGATAAGAGCGTTTACGCAAGATTTTACACGATGCCCGTTAAAGACGAGCATGCATCGGCCAACGAAGGAAGGCCGATTTTCTATGATAAGGAGTACATAGAAATTCGCGCTGCTGGGAACCAGAACAACATTGTTCAACGACCATCTATGCAACAGGACCGTGAGCGGTTTTCTAGGCAGTATGCGGCATTCAAGCAGGGCAATAGTGAACAGGTTGTAGGCACGCCACTGACTGAGGTCACTTGGCTTACCCGCTCTCAGGTAGAGGAACTGGCATACGTCCGCATCCGCACCCTTGAGCACTTGTCCTCTGTTAGCGATGATATTTGCAGCAAAATGCCGGGCTTGCAGGACTTGAAGCGCAAGGCTGCGCAGGTGTTGGAAGCGGCTGAGGCAGTAGCTCCAATCACCGCCCTTCAAGAAGAAAACGAGGGGCTGAAGGCTCAAGTGGCGGCTCTTGCCAATCAGGTTAAAGAGCTTACTGCGGCCATGAAAAAGGCCGAGAAATAGGGGGTCTTCCCCACCGGCTAAGATCTTGCACCGTCTTGGTCGGATTTTATAGGAGTTCCGGCCTTGCCTATCCAAGCAACTACCCAATACATAATTGACGCAGCGACTGACGAACTTGGTCTGCCACGGCAGACTCTTGTTGCTGGCCTCATTGATCAGATAGGTACGCAGTCGTTGGCGCTCCTTAATTCCTGCGGCAGTGAGCTAGTAAAAGCCCACGACTGGCAGTTTTTAGAGGGACAGGCCACCATCAACGGTGATGGTACGACCACTGAATTCACGCTGCCAGCGGACTTTGGGCGTATAGTGGACCAGACTCAGTGGTCCAGCAACACCAACCTTCCAATGGAAGGTCCGCTCAATGCGCAGTCGTGGGGCTGGGTACAGTTCGGCATAGTGTCTGCTGGTGTGTTCTTCCGCTACCGCATCCTCGGTAATAAGTTCGCCGTATGGCCCACTCCTGGAGCCAGTGAAGTACTCAGGTTTTATTACATCAAAAAGAACTGGGTACTTGATCAGGACGCTGTGACGTACAAGGACATTACTGACGATGCCCTTGACACCCCTTTATTTGACCGCAACCTCCTTATAAAGTGCCTGAAAGTCAAGCTCTGGAATCAGCAAGGGTTTGACACTACTTCGTTGGCTAAGGAGTACTACGATGAACTTACGATTGAAAAAGCGCAGAGCGGCAGTGCTCCGGTGCTAAGTCTGAGCAGCACGCGCAATCGCATTCTCCTAGACCCTCGTAGAAATATCCCGGATGGAGACTGGAACTAATGAGGCTCGCCGGTAAGCAAAGAGTATCCCAGGTATATCCTCTGGGAGCTCCCATCTTGGGGCTGAATGATACTGACTCCATAGCAGACATGGACCCTAAGTATGCTTTGGACATGCTTAACGTATTTCCTGAACTCGGGGCGCTGAAGGTACGCTGGGGGTATGTGGAGCACGTTACAGGCATGACTGATAATGGCAAGACCCTTATGGTGTTCAATAATCAGGACGGCACCTCTAAGCTATTCTGCGCTACTGACGACGGTATATTTGATGTAACAGCCTCCACAGCTTCCCCCTCTAATGTAAAGGCTCTTACCGAGGGGGAGGTGGTATGGACTCAGTTTGCAAACATAGCTGGGCAGTGGCTCATAGCGTGTAATGGAGTAGACGCCCCGGTCATATACGACGGCACAACTTGGACAAGCTTCTCTAACGTGGCATCCCCTACAAATCCAGGGGAGCTTGAAACTGGCACTCTAACCGTTGCGAACATAGCTTACGTCCATGTCCACAAGAACCGCCTATGGTTCATAGAGAAAGATACGTTGTCCGCTTGGTACTTGCCACTGAACGCTGTGAGCGGCACGCCAGTTGAATTCCCGCTTGGTGGTATTTTCACTAAAGGGGGACAGTTAAATGCTCTGTTTTCCCTTACCATGGACTCTGGTATAGGTAGCGACGATGTACTGGTGTTCCAATCCACTAAGGGGGAGGTTGGCGGATACATAGGCGCCAACCCAGCGGACGCCGCAGATTGGAGAATTATAGCCAGATACTTCATCGGTGCCCCACTTGGCAAGAAGACGAATGTTCAGCTTAATGGGGACATACTCCTTCTAACTGAATTCGGTGTAGTGTCCTTACTTGATGTAGTCAATGGCCTGTACCGGCTCGGTGCAGAGGCCTCTACTGCTTCTGCTAAGATAAGTAGGACCATAAGTAACATTGTCCGTGACGGGGCTGGGGCGCCACTATGGGAGATATTTAACTCCCCGGTATATCAATACGTCATAATCAGCGTACCAGAGAACATAGCTCTGGGTATCCCAGCCAAGCAGTTAGTCATGAACTCCGTTACAGGTGCGTGGACTAAGTTTGACCTCCCGGCGCTGACTCTTTACGAGTTTGGTCAGAACATATTCTTTACAGACTTATCTGGGCGGGTTCATAAGTATGGCGGCAATACTAATGATGAAATCACACTAGCTGGTACGGGGGCCGTTTCTATAATTTCTGGGTTCCAGCAAGCGTATAGCTTCTTCGAGCAGCCTACTGTTAAGAAGCACTTTAAGATGGTCAAGCCTATTTTCCAGGCGTCTAACGAACCACAAGTTGTGATGAAGGTGTTGACTGACTACCTTCCTGGTGGGGTGAATTCTGTGAACACCCCGGGAGCGGCAGCCGTGTCCCCAGTCAATTCTTGGGACAGCACTCAGTGGGATGAGGGGCAGTGGCTGAGGACTCTGGTAGCCTTTCAAACCTTTCTTGGCTCTACTGGCTTCGGCTACAGCGGTTCCGTTATTGTTAAGCTCAGGACTTCTGTAGAGACTAGGTACTTGGCCTCCCACTGGATATATGAGCAGGGGCTATCCCTATGATGCACATCTCTAGCAATAAGCTCTACTTGCCATTCCTCAGCAAAGCTCTAGACTACTGCGCGGGGCCACTTGCTCAGTGCATAGTGTGCGCAGATGAAAATAATTATCCTGTGGCGGGAGTTATTTATGACGGGTATAATGGGGCAATAATCCATGCTCACATTTGGATAGATGCAGAACGCAAGCCTATGAAGGAATGGTACTCTTGTATCTTTGACTACCCATTTAACCGACTGGGCGTCAATAAGGTAATCGGGCAGGTTAACTCTAACAATACAGAAGCCATAAAACTTGATGAACACTTCGGGTTTGAACTAGAGGCTACCGTTAAGCATTACTATGATGACGGCGCCTCTCTGCTGGTCTACACCATGTCTAGGGGACAATGCAGAATACTGAATTCCCCAGCATGGCAGAAGTTAAATGAGAAGATAGCGGGGTTAGTGTAATGGGCGGCGGAAAGGGGAGTAAGGCACCGAAGGCACCTGACTACGCTGCTGCGGCCAAGGCGCAGGGTGAGGCTGACCTTAAAACGGCTCAGTATACCACAGCACTTGACCGACCAGCACAGACCGACCCTTAT